GCATCTTGTGGATTAGAACGACCAGTTATATTTTGAAGTGCTTCTCCGTCTAGTTGTCTTGCATTAATAAGATCTTCTATCTGATCGTCATTTAATCTATTCATTTTTAAATTAAGTGATGAAAATTTTCTTACTTCTCTTTGTCCTAGAAACTCCATATGCTCTGCATTTACTTGTCGTGTAGCATTATAGAACGCTTCATTCTCTTGAGCAGTTCTTGTCATTGCATTTATTCTTTGTGTCATCGGTACTGCTATCAATCCACCAAGAGCATTACCTACAATAAACGCACCACCAACATTCATTGCTGATTCACCAGCAGTTGCTACTGGATCAAACATTTGTCGTGGAACTTCTAATCCAGCTTGTAATGTTGCTACACCAGCACCCACTCTCAAACCAGAACGAAGAATACCATAAGTTGGGCCGCCAAAAGGTAAAGCAACAAGATTAATAGGATCAAACAAACCAGAAGTAAATTGATTAAATAATGACGCATTAGCTAACTTTGACCTCACTCCTCTCATACCATCTATTTGAGCAATCAAATCATTCATATGATCTTGGTTCTTTGCATGAATCAAATCATCTCTAAACTCCATATACTCATCAGGTATATTCTCCATAGGAATATAGTCACCTTGCTCTGTATCGTTATATGTTTGTCGATTATAGTAAGCATTAATCATTGGTGCATAGTTATACTGTAAAGTAGCCGCCAATGTATCTGTCCAACTCGTTGACGTTGGAATGTCGCTATATAGTTTCTGATTGTATTGAGGTGCAGAAGAAGAAAGTATTGTGTTCTTTGTATAGATCATTAATTATACCTACGCATAGAATCAGATCTTGAAAATTCTAAAAAGTCACTTGCTTTTATTTCAGGATAAATAATTTCTTTGCCTTTTTCTGCTGAAGAATCAAAGAATAAAGCTGGTACTAATTCACCAACATCATTTATATAATGTGGTCTAAATACAGTTGTAGCTAAATCAGGCTCACCAGTTGGCATCATTGATGTGTAGGGATCAGGAACTAACCATACTTTTGTATGTGGATCACCAGCTTTCATTGGTTTAAATCCACCAAATATTGTACTAAAAAATCCTTTGCTTTGTGTCATCCCACCTCTATCACCTGAGGTAAGACTAAAAATGTTATTGGTTTGATCTCGTATTAATGAATCAGCCCAAAGTTTAAATTGATCTGATTTATCTCCAAATAGTCTTTGTGGTGAATATGGTGTTCTTATATCTTTAGGGTTGTTAGTTGATATTACACCATTGATATCAAGAACAATATCATCACTTCCACCAAAAGAAGTATCTTTTATATTCTCAACCCAATCTTCAAATGATGCTCCTTTATTATTAAAATTAATAACAGCCCATTCATCAATAGAATCTTTGAGCATATTATAAAGAGGATTGTTTTGTCCTCCAGCAATCTTAGATAATATTCTTCTTCCATGTGCTATTGGATCTTGATTTGTTTTGAGATCAAATTTATTTCTAAGATCATTTAAAACATCTTCTTTTCTGCTTGAATCATTGCGTAACTCAACTGCTTTAGCAAATAAAGATGGTAAAGCATCTGTTCCAAATGCCTGAGATGATCTCATAAACTCACCAAAGAAGTTAGCTTGACCATCAAGACCATGCCCTCTTTTAAATAAATTTAATCGAGTAGTTGTAGTGCTTAATGCACCAGTATCAGGTGCTTGTATCTTTCTGCCATTGGGTAATGTTTTTTCTATCATTTGATCGGCAACAATATTTTGTTGATCTATTGGTCGTAGAATATTAGCTCTTATAAAGTTGAGCATATATCGACCTTCACCAGCAGACACAGAACCATTCTCCATACCTTGCATAAACATAACTGCTGATTGTGGTAGAATATTTTTGTTTACTAAATTTGCATTTAGATCTTCATAAAACTTGTAGAACTCACCCCCAGGCATCATAAATCTTGGGTCTTTCAATGCACCCATTACACCAACTTGAGCAAGCTCTCTTCCATACGTTGAATCTAAAAGTAAAGAATCTTCAAGAATCTCTCTCTGATCTTTTGTTGTAGTCGTAAATCCACTTGTCATACCTTCTCGAAAATTAACTATCTTTCTTGCTTTTGCTTCTGATGTTTTTGAAGGTGTTTCGATAAATGATTGTCGTTCTCGAATCTCTTTATTAATCTCAGCTCGTAATGAGTTTGTTAATCGTACTCTTTGAGTACCACCCCAATTCTCATACATTGATGCTCGAGGATCAGTTGATTCATTAAATTTGCCAAACTGCTGTAATACTTTTTTTTCTGTTGCAGAAAGATTAATACGTCTTTCTGTAAAAGGTCGCATATTAACTGTGCCATCTGGCATATTGGTCATGTTTATAAATTCACCAACAGCTTCTAGTTTAATTTTATCTCTTCCAAAAACAGATACAATCTGATCCCCAACATGATTCCTAAAGGCATCTGTTAAATCGTTTTTTATAGTAGTGGCTTCTGTTGGATTTAATATTGCTTTTGGTGTTACTGATCCAGAAATTTCCTGTAATGTTGATGCTTCATTTATTTTTTCAATCTCATCTAAATAAGAATTGGTAGCACTTCTAAAATCCATTGGTGCTATATTTGAAACAAACTGATTATAAGAATTGCCATCAATAGTTGGATCATAATCATCAATGATTGTTTCTTTATCTAAAAGTATTTGTGAAAGTTGTTTATCTGCTAACTCTCTTTCAATCTCAAGATCATAAGCTTCCTGAGATCTACGAACTCTATTATTATCTTCTTGAGAACCAATTAATCTTGTTCTAAGCGTACTTTGTAAACCACTTTTAACAATGTGCTTATATAAAAGTTGTGTTTCTTCTTTCGTATCACCAAACTCTTTAGGAAAATCAAATCTGCCAGCTAAAACAGAATCTATAAATTTTGCACCATTTAAACCTTTTGGATCTGTTCTTGTTGTTTTCTCAAAGATATGCATAATTCTATTTACTGCATATTCTCCTTTTAAAGCGTCTTTAACTTGCTTTGGTGTTTGCCGAAAGTTACCCATCTTTCGCATAGTAGCAATAGGCTCATTATTAGAATCAACATACTCATCAATCATCGCAAGAGTTTGTTTTGAATCAGTACCACCACCAATACCAATGGAAGCTATATCTTTTGAAAAATCATTAAGGGCATTAGATAAATCAAGCCCAGCTAATCGTCTTTGATTCTTTATAGCATTTTCAAGAATAACTGCTTGTGTTCTTCCAATCCATTCTGTTGCACCTATCTCAATAAGATTTGAGTATTTACCGCTATAAGGTTTCTTCATTTCAGAAACAAAGCGTGACATTTCCTCTTTATACTTTGTTGGACTGAATGGATATTTAGATGCAAACTCAGCAGACTTTTCTTTGTATTCGTTAGTTGCTAATCGTGTAAATCTTTCATCAATACCTTTTTTAATTAAATCTCTTGCATAAGATCCATATCCTTTTGATGGTAAAGATTCCTGAAGATCAATAACTTTTGGTCTGCCAGTTTTAGGATCAACACCATATATTGAGTTATTAGGCATCTCATCAATAAACTGTTTTGCAGATTTTGCAGCATTATCTGCGGCTTCTCTAAACATTCTATTTGTAACTTGATCTGCAAGTTGAGAAACTCGACCAAGATCATTTGCCACAGACATATCTGCTCGATTGATTCCTATCTGTGTATTTTGAAATTGTCTTCTTTGTTTAACTATACTAACCATAATTCAAACCTATCTTGGATTTGTATATTTATAAGCATCCATTCCACCACCAAGTAATGAAACTGCACCATTAAGATAACCCATTCTTTCAGCAGATCGACCAGCTCTTCTTGCACTTGCCGCTTGCAATCGTAACTGCTCTCCTCGATATAAACCTTGTGTATCAATACGTCTTGCATCATCTGACGCTATAAGCTTTTCGTTTTCTCTAAATGCTTTCAATGATCTATCATCATCTCTATTCATAAATGCAAACAATGATTCATTTATATCTTCAGCATTATCAAACTCTTGCAATCTATCATTATGCTTCTGCATAGTATTAATGATTGTTTGTTGTCGTTCTTGCTCTATCTGTCGAGCTTCAGCTTCTTTTTGAGCTTTCGCTTCCTTACCTTGAGCTATCGCCGCACTTGCACTCAAAGCTGAACTTGCTAGTGCCATTATGGTAAATGGATCCATTAGAATGTTACCTCTGCTATTAATGAATTGACTTGTAAGGCAAGAGGTGCAGATTGACTAATTGTTACTTGTGGATCTTTGCTATATCCCAACAATCTAAACTCTCTCTTTCCTGTTACTGGTGTTCTGTCTTTACTTAAATCATCTGTTACTTGTCGTATAATTAAATCTTTCGTATTTACAGAAACTGATAATGTATTATTTAAATCAACAATAACTTTATTTAAACTTCTTGGTTCTCCAGTTATTGCACCACTTTGTCCAACTGTGTCTATTGGATTGGTTGTGAGTGTAACATCAAACTTAAATCCTATCTCTGCTGATGAAAGAGAATTATCCACAGCCGATACATCGATGTTACCACTAGCCACAGTAAACTGACCAAGATAATGAGTACCGCTGACCACATCAAGGACTGCACCATTTGTGAAGTCGGAACTAACGTCGAATACTCCGTTACTACCAGAATATGTTTTAGCCATATCAGTATTAAAAGTACTATCAAACTCACAGAGAATATATTTATTTGTTCCTCCACCTCTATCAAACTTAACTACAACATACACTCTTGTATCAACTGTGCAAATAGAATGAAATGATCCTTGACTTGTAAACTGTGTCCAACCATATCGCTGTTCACCTCTATTTGAGTTAAATACACCAAGAGTTCCATCAGCATCTACTAAAAAATAATAGCTTTCAGCACGATCTATTCCACCAGCCAAAGTGCTTGCTTGTATTGGTGTATTGATAAGATGTGATGCAAGTGATGAAATCGGTTGTCCAGTATATGCTTGCTGACCATCATCAAATAACATCTCTCTTATAATCTTACCAGATCCTTGAACATATACAGTTGCACCATCAAACACAAAAGGTTTTACAAAAGATGATCCAAATGGAGTTTGTCTTTTGATTGTAGCGTTTGTAGGAGTTGTAGGTTTCTCAACAAAAGCTGGTATAATAAATTCATCTGTAGATGTAAATGCTTGTAGATCTCTATTTGATACAAGATGACGTATGGTATTCACTTCACCAATTGCGGCAGTAATATCAATCGAATCATTATCTGCACCAGTTCCAATATCAAAATTAAAAAACTCATTTGACTTACTAGCCCACAGACCATCAGGTTGAGCAATAGTTCCTCCATACCATAATCTATTCTGATGAAAAGTTACTGCTCCTGGGAATCCTCTTAACGCTGAATAAGATTGTTCTGACCAGTTGGTTGCTGGAGCATGAGTTTCTAAAAATGGTGTACCACCACCAGCGGCTGAATCATTTGCGTTTCCACCAGCAGTAAATGTAAAAGTATTATCATCAATTACCTCAGAAACAGTTCTTGATCCATTCAAGTTCCCAGCAGAAATACCACCAACACTATTTGCACTTGATATAGTAAAAGCATCACTTGCAGAAAATCCATGATTAGCAAGAGTTACAGTTACAGTTGCTACACCATTATCTGTTCTCATTGAATCTATAGTTAATCTTTTTTTAAGGGTCGCCAAAGCATTACCAGTTGCTTGTGTTGCTGATTGAACTGATGTAATTGTTATTTCTTGATCGTGATACTTAATAGTAATTCCCACATGTTTTGAATCAGGATAGTTACCACCTGATTGTGAACCAGTTAAATCCCAATAAGCCGCACTCGTTGTTAATGTAATACCAGTTCCTGAAGATGCAGAAGGATCAAGAGTAACACCAAGATCTTGAAACTGAAAATATGGTTGATATATTTTTGCTCCAGCAGATTGTGTGTCAAATGTTTTCGTTTCTACTTGAAAAGATGTAAGACCAGTTCTTGTAAGCTTTCGAACCATAAATGTTTGATGAGCAATAAACATTACATCACCAGATTGAGCATAAGTTACTTCATGAATATTTTCATTAGTAAAAGGTAACGTAGCACTACTAGCATCTTGTGTTATTGTTGTTGCTAAAGAAACAGTATTATTAGTTGCTATTTGAAATACTCTTATCTTTTGATGCTCAAGAGATATAATGTATCGTTCATCATCAGAAAAAATAAAAGGTAATAATCTATGTTGCTGAACTTTAGTAGCATCTATTGTCGTATCAAACTCATATATTTTTGAAAGACCAGCCCTTTTAATTACACCACCCTCTGCTCTTAAAAAAAAATTTTCAATCTTCTGAGCTGAGTTATTGTATACCTTTGTATCTGTTCTTGATATAAGACTAGGACTTATTTCTCCAAACTGAAAATTAGTTAGAGGAACTTTTGCTTTTCGCATTAACTCCTCCTTTCAGCAATAAATCTTGTAGAAACTAACTTTCGTGTTGTTTGTTGTTGTGAATCTACACTTCTTGCTTTCATCATTGCTTGTTGAGCAAGTGCAGACATTTGTGTAAGCATTGTAGCATCTCTTGCAATAGATGATGCAAATGCAACAGCAAGTGCATATTGAAGAGCAACAGTAAAATATGCTGGGAAGTTTTCTTCTGTTTGTCGAAATGTATAATCAGCTATAACTGTATCACCAGTATTCGTATCAGCATAAACCATATCACCATATATCTGATACTCGACTAAGTTATCATTTACAGTAATAGCATGAACAATAAGATTATTATTTGGTAACTGATACGCAAGGTCATATCGACCAGTTGGTGCATCAGTTAATCTATTTAAAACTCTTTGATCTGTAGCAAATCGCCATCTACAGTTTTGAAGTGCAGAACGGCAGATGTCCTCATAAAGATTTGAAGCAACCAAAGATTCTGTAGAACCATCTGTAAAAGAGGTAATCGGATCAGCTCCAATCAGAATCAATGCTCGACTACAAATATCAATCGAACTATCTGCCGCTGTGCTAGACATATTTAGTCGCCATCTGTTTCTACAATAACTGTACCATCAGATACATCTACTACAGAACCTGTGTTTGATAGGACATTTACCCAATGGGTCGTTGGAGCATTGGTATCTGAAACACATATAACATCACGAACATTTAACATATTTGCCGCATCATTAAAATAACCAGCACTATTTACAGTTGCGATTGTGTCCGATGTTGAGTAGTTCCAAAGTTTTGGACCAACTCCATTCATAGTCCAAAGGGTTAAACCAGAAGCACTATAAGCCATATTAATACCCCCTATGAGTTGTTATCTAAGAGTTCATAGACACCATTGTCATCAATAACAACAGCACCCATAGACATCATAGATGTTGCAAGATGTGACGCTCTTTCAGGAACATAGTTTACTTCCGTCTGAACATCAGAGTTAACACCAAGACCAACTGCTGTAGTATGATATGCCATGTTCTTTCCAGCTGTTATAGCCGCAGTTGAAAAGATCTTGAATCCAAGAAATTCTTTCATAGTCATACCACCAGCAAATGGTAGGTTTTGCTCACCAACAAAATCAGATGATGCAAATTCATTTAT